GTAGGGTTAGCATTTCTTTTCTTCCTCATGGGACAGTTTGACGCCAGCAAGCAGGCCAATGAAGCCACCGACAATGGTTTGAAATGCAGGGCCAACAAGTTCAAAAATCTTATTGTTGTCCACTTTCTCGTCAAACAGTCCAAGCAACATGACACCGGACATTGACAATACAACAATACACAGGGTCATGCTGACCATGAGCGTGACGAAAAAAGTGAGTTTGGCTTTCATTTCTTGTTTTAGTCACAACCCTAGTACTTTCGTAACAAACTGAGCAGCAGCCCCCGGCCCAAACAACACTGCGACAATCACAACGTACAGCAGGTACTCAATCTTTGTCATGCGCTTGGAGCCATTGGCAAAGCTCTTCTGGATGCCCTCGTACCTTTCCGCGCAGATGGCCTCATGCGTAGCCAGCTTGGCCTCCGTCTCGCTGATCATTTTCTCAGTCATGGCGCGTCAGGCCAAGTGATTGTCAACGGGAATCCAGCCTGTGCAGTTACATCACGCAGTGCTTGGCGGTAAACGGCCCATGCAGTCTTGTCAGCGGGACTATCAGCAAGCTGAGTCCAATCGCTGTCCTTGAGCTTGTCGTTGCGCTGTTGCCGAACGGCTGATGCGGCGCTGTCAAAGCGTTGCGTTACCTCTTCAGTTGTCATCTCCCGCACCCGCCACACTTGTGTCCAACGCTGGTCTTCATTGCTGAAGACAGGGGGGTCTTCCTCCAGCACTTGTGTGTCGGACAAAACAGGCGGCGTAGCAAAGTAAACCCGCATCGCGCCATACTCAGCCATTGTTTCGTCGCTGACGGTGCTGGGAAAGCTGGTATTGAGATTGGCGCGTTGTATCTCGTACAGGCTGTACGGATACTTCTTGACAGCACCGTTTTCAATGAGTGCAAACATAAAATTACCCCACTTGCTTCTTTATGACAGCTAACATGATCTTGGCTTTCTTCTGCTCAAGTTTTTCAGACGCATACAACGTGTGCAACTGCTCAGTAAATGCCGCCAGTTCAAGCCGCTCATCGGGCGGCAGCTTGCTGATTTCTTCAAACGCCAACGTGTAGTTGTCAATGTTGATCTGGTAGTGCATGACCTCTGCTTCACGGGCGGTGAGAGAGGATGCCAGAATTTCTTCGCGGGTCTGGGGTTTGGTTTCAGTTTGATCTGCCATGATTTTCCTTTGTGTTAAGAAGTAATTTGTCCGAATGCTACACCGTTTCCAACACCAGTAGGCAACGTGGCGGGATTAGTATATTTAGTACCAAACCCGCTTGCAGAGAAAGGGTAGGCTGCTACAAAAGGTGAAGTATTATGTGCTAAAGCTACAGCTGTGCCATCAAAATTAAATGCTACACCAAGTCCAGTACCCGCTGGCAATGTAGAGGGGTCAGCATATTTAGTACCAAACGCTGAACCGCTCCACGGGTAAGCTGTAATATATGGTGATGTAGTGTGCGCTATTGCAATACTAGCGCCATCTGGACTAAATGCTACAGAATTTCCTTGACCCGTTGGTAAAGTAGCTGGATTAGAATATTTAGTCCCAAATCCACTACCCGACCACGCATACGCTTCAATATAAGGAGTACTTGCAGAAGTTATAGCTATAGTTAAACTATTAGGGCTAAACGCTACACCAATCCCTTGACCTGTTGGCAATGTAGCTGGGTTACTATATTTAGTTCCAAAACCTGAACCACTCCAAGGATAAGCTGCTATGTAGGGAGATGTAGCGTAAGCTACCGCTACGGAAGAACCATTAGGACTAAATGCTACGCCGTTACCAAGACCTGCTGGTAATGATGCTGGATCAGAATATTTAGTACCAAATCCTGAACCACTCCAAGGATAAGCTGCTATATTGCTTGTTATTGCTATTGCAGAACCATCAGGACTAAAGGCTACCCCGTTTGCACCATATGCAGGCAGTGTAGCTGGATTAGAATACTTAGTACCAAAGCCTGAACCCGACCAAGGATAGGCTTGAATATAGGGTGATGTTGTTTGGTTTGCTACAGCTATTGCAGAACCGTCAGGACTAAAAACTACACCTGTACCAGTATTTGCTGGCAATGTGGCTGGATTAGTATATTTAGTACCAAAACCTAATGCGTTACTCCAAGGATAGGCTGTTATAAATGGTGATGTATTGTGAGCTACAGCCACAAATTGAGAGTTTGGTACATTCCCAACTGTACCCCATGCAGAAGCGGAAGCTTGAGAATTGGGTAAAGATGTTGGATTAGCGTATTTAGTGCCAAAGCTCGAACCGCTCCAAGGATAAGTTGATATAAATGGTGTTGTACCGTGACCTACAGCTATGTTTAATCCGTCAGGACTAAAAGCTACGCTTAATCCAGTACCTGTAGGTAATGTAGCTGGGTTGGAATATTTAGTACCAAAGCCACTGCCCGACCAAGGGTATGCAGATACAAAAGGAGTTGTAGCGTGAGCTACAGCTATTGCTCCGCTATTAGGGCTAAATGCTACACCATTTCCCTGACCCGTGGGCAATGTGGCTGGGTTAGCATATTTTGTTCCAAAGCCAGAGCCAGACCAAGGGTAAGCAGTAACGAACGGGGTTGAATTAACAGATACTGCTAGTGCAGAACCATCAGGACTAAAGTCTATGCCTATTGCTTGGCTTGAAGGCAGCGTAGCTGGATTCGCATATTTAGTACCAAACCCAGAACCAGACCAAGGATAAGCTGAAATAAATGGCGTAGTTTGCTGTGCTACTGCTATTGCAGAACTGTCCGCATTAAAAACTACATCAAATCCAAGGCCCGCTGGTAATGATGCTGGGTTAGAATATTTAGTTCCAAATCCACTTCCTGACCAGGGGTAAACTGATACAAATGGGGTTGTAGTATGAGCTACTGCAAGATTAGCCCCATCGCGACTAAAAGCTACGCCGTTTCCAGCACCAGTTGGCAAAGTAGCTGGATCAGAATATTTAGTACCAAATCCTGAAGAAGTCCAAGGATAGGCGGTAATGAATGGAGTTGTACTATGTGCTACTGCTATTGCGGAACTGTCAGGACTAAATGCTACACCGTTTCCCGTACCCGTTGGCAACGTGGCTGGGTTACTATACGTACCCCTAAAACCACTTGTCCCCCATGAGTACGCAACAATATATGGTGAAGAACTTAAACCTATCGCCAATACTTTAGGCGTAGTCGATAAACTAACCTGTGAGCTACTGCTTGAAAACATAACAGCCCTTAGACGGTGTAGTTCTGACCAGCCACTGACCCGAGCCAACTTGTACCACTGATGGCTGTAAACACAAACTTGTCACCACGCGATGCCGTGGCAGTCAAAGTTGGTGCAGTTGCGCTAGGCCAATCAACCGTTGAAGGCCATGTGACTGTGCGAGAGCCTGTAGCATCTTGTAAATGCACTAGGGTAAAACTTTTACCCGCTACTGGCGTTGGGAATGTGTACACGCAATTACCTGTCAGCGTGATGATCTGCACTGTGCCGTTTGCTAAATCCAGCGTGATGGCTGTTGAACTGTTGCCAGTAAACACTTCCTCCGTGTAGCCGTTGGTGAACGTGCCAGCCTCAATGGTCTTGTTGGTCAGCCTCTCTGTGCCTGTCGGGGTCACATAATCTGTCCCTGCAACAGCAGCAGAGATTGCCGTGGCATTGCCTTTCAAGACGCCTGTGATGGACGTTGTAAGCGTGATGGCTGGCGTTGTTGTAGCGGTTGCTACTGTCCCTGCAAAACCGTTGGCTGTTACTACGCTTGCGCTAATAACTGTGCCCGAGCCGCCAGTGGCTGCAATCGAAATTGTGCCAGCACCGTTGGTGACGGAAATACCAGTACCCGCTGTTAGCGTTGCGCGGGTAAACCCTGTGCCGTTACCAATATCTAATGCGCCGTTTGCGGGAGTTGTGGTTAATCCAGTACCGCCGTTGGCTACAGGGAGCGTACCCGTCACGCCGGTAGTCAACGGTAAGCCCGTCAAGTTGGTTGCAACACCGCTTGCTGGTGTTCCAAGTGCGGGAGTGGTCAGCGTTGGCGATGTCAGGGTCTTGTTGGTTAGGGTCTCTGTGCTTGTTGCCGTAACAACATTGCTAGGTGTGATAATTCCAGATAGGGTTGTCATAACTTACTCCGGCTGTGTGGGCCAAATGATTGTCCACGGGAAACCTGCTTGTGCTGGTACATCCCGCAATGCTTGGCGATATAACGCGTATTTATCTTTAATGGCTTGGGGTGTATCTGCGCCCTGCGTCCAATCCGTTACAGCTAATTTGGTGTTGCGCTCTACTTTAGTTTCCGCTGCTTTGCGGTCGTTAGCGCCAGCATCCCAAGCTGCCTTCTTTATGTCGTATTCGGCTTGCTCTTCAGCCGTGTAGGGAATCTGAACTATCTCGCCAGTGCTTACATTTATTGTTGTGGTGTGCATGATAAATCCTTAAATGTAAGCAATATTGATTGCGCCAGCGTCAAAAGTATCAGCGCCTAATACGCTAGTTATGCGAACTTGCGTTAAAACAGCCGATAGAGGTTTATACCCCCCTATGTTCGCGAGTGTTGATCCGCTAGTGCCCGTTGTCCAGTGACCAACTGCAACCCAGTTATTTGTTGATGCGTTTTGCAACATAAGAGTTATCATTCCACTTCGTACAAATGCTGCATTACCAATTGCTTCGGAAAAGCCAGTGCTTAAAACAGCTATAGTAATAGTAGCACTTTGGTCTATTGAAAAACTTCTACCTACATACCCAGTCGTTTCAATCCCCCCGGAATCACCAAGTTGTATTTGCAACTCCGATGCGCCATTTGTTGAAACACCTGCAAGATTTATAATTATCATTTTTACCCCCGCTGGTATCCCAGTGAAGTCAATGGCCGTGCCAGAGGTTGAATTTACCGGAGTGCCAAGAGTAAAGCCAGCAGAAATAGCGGCCCATGAGGCATCACCACGCCAGAATGTAGAGGCTGAAGCAGATGTACCTGAGTTGAGATTGGTCACAGGCAAATTGCCAGTAACCCCCGTGGTTAGTGGCAGTCCCGTTGCATTGGTCAGCGTACCACTCGCAGGAGTACCGAGAACAGGCGCAGTCAACACCGGCGCTGTCAGCGTCTTGTTGGTCAGGGTCTGTGTGCCGGTCAGCGTGACAGCCGTGCCGCCGTTGCCGCCAATCTGTGCAAACACTTCCCAGCTTGCTGTGCCTGAACTGTTGTAGACAAACTGAACAGACGCTCCGCTGATATCGCAAACTAAGTCCTGCGCCACATCGGCAATGTTGTTGCCGTTGCGCCCCACAGTCAGGTTGTTTGTCCCCCAAGTACCTGCCACATCAGCAACGATGACCTGAGCGCCGTTGGATGGTGATGCTGGCAGGGTAACAGTAAAAGCCCCGGCAGTTGTGTTGGTCAGCACTCCGTCATTGGCAACGGCTGTGTAGTTGGCTGTTTTAGTGACGGTGTAGGTAATGCCGCCAGCGGCGGGGGCGCTTGATGCCCATGTCGTGCCGTTGCTTGTCAACACGTTGCCTGATGAACTAGGGGCTACAAAGGTCGGTGCTGATGTGCCGTTGCCCAAAATGACGTTGTTGGCGGTAAGCGTGGCAAGGCTTGTACCACCATTCGCAACAGACACAACCTGTGCGGCTGCAAATGTGATGGCGCCGGTCATGGTGCCACCAGAAAGGGCTAGGTATCCACTGGCCGGCAAATAGGCAACCAGCCAAGCCGCGCCGGTGTACACGCGCATCTCGCTTGTCGTGGTGTTGAAATACAAAGCACCTGTTAGCAAAGGGTTGCCGTCGTTGTCCAGCGCCGGGTCCGAAGCCTTTGGGCCAAGGTATCGGTCATCAAACGAATCGTAACTAGCAGCCGCTGCCGTAGCGCTGCCTGCTGCTGCCGTTGCACTGCCGGCCGCTGCCGTGGCGCTGTTGCCCGCGTTGGTCTCGCTTACCGCTGCGGCCGCTGCTGAAATCGCCGCCGCTGTTGCGCTGCCCAGAATGGTGTCTACGTAAAGCTTGGTTGTGGCATCTTGGTTGGCCGTTGGGTCAGCCATGCCCGTAATCTTGTTTGCGCCCATAGCAATGACGCCCGACATTGTGCCGCCGGTTAAATCGAGCTTGAGAGCAAGAGCGGTGTTGACCTGCGTTTGTGTGTACGCGTCACTGATGTTGTAACCAGCAAGTGTGGTGGGGTTTGTGCCAGCAGTGATGCGTCCGTAAGTGTCCACAGTCACTGACTGATATGTGCTGGCACCGACTCCGGTGGTGGCCAGATCAATGTCGTTAGAGTTGACAACAATGCGGGTGGCTGACGCCGTGCCTACGTCCAAGGTGTTGCCGGTCTTAGTCAAGCCCGCGCCCGCGGTAATTTGGCCAGCTCCTGAGAACTGGACCCAAGTTACAGCAGTGCTGCCAAGTGTGCCACCGGGATCGACCGTGCAAACAAACCCGTTGTCTCCGTTGACCGTGCCCGCTTCAACAAAGGTAAAAGCTGATGTCAGTTCTATCCAAGTGTCGGCGTCTGTGGATCGGCTCCAAGTGCCGGCAGCGACTACGTAAATGCCGTTTTCTGCTGGGCTGGTTTGATCTTTGACCAGTACCCGGTCCCCAGTAAGGACCGACACACCATCAATTGTTTGCGGGGCCGACAAGGTAATGTTGGCCGTAGTGGCTGCAACGCAAGATGCTTTGGCGTCTAGCCCTTGTGCGGTGTTGTCAACGTAGTTCTTGGTCGCCGCGTCTTGAGCAGATGTCGGATCACCCATGCCGGTGATTTTGCTGGTGCCCATGGCAATAGCACCAGACATCGTGCCGCCAGCCAAGGCCAGTCTAAGGGCGTCTGCGGTGTCGACGTATCCCTTGGTAGCCGCGTCGCCTGAGTTGGTTGGCGTGGCCAGATTTGTAATGGTGGCCACGGTGCCGGCGTCCATGTCCAAGCCGCCGGAAATCGTTACGTTGTTAAAAGTTGACGTGCCTGAGCTGGCGGTCACGTTGCCGGTCAAATTGCCGGTCACGTTGCCAATCACGTTGCCGGTCACGTTGCCGGTCACGTTGCCGGTCAAATTGCCGATAAATCCAGAGCTAACGTTGATGGTTGTAAAAGAGCCGGTTGAAGCGGTTGTTCCACCGATTGGCGTACCATTTATCGTACCCCCGGTAATCACAACACTGGAGCCAAGAATCGCGTTGCCGGTGACCGTCAAATTGGTAAACGTGCCGGCCGCTGCCGTGGTTGCGCCA